CGGCAGTCAAGTCAGTTGGATTGAATTCAACACGAGAGGGAGCAATGGTGTGCGAACTCAACGTACTAGTTGGGAGGGGCGCAGTCCCTGGGAATGCGGATGAAGATGTAATGCCGAGGATAAGTAAAAGGAGGTTCCTATCCGAGAAGGCGGCAGTAATGGATCCCGTCCTATTAAGGGAGGCAATTCGTGACGTCCTCGCGGAAGAGTTAGTTGTCGAGCCCAAGTGGGATGACAAAGATTCGTATTGGAGCCGTAGATGGATGTACACGAAGAGTGGGTCCCACACTCGAAAAATCGAGGATGTGGTATTTGGACAGAGGTTGGATCTGCCACCACAACCAACACGGAGAGAGTTCTCGGAGGCGATCGAGGAGAACTTAGTAGCTTTCGGGAAACCAGAGGTGTGGTCCGGATTATCATGGAAACTGGAGCACGGAAAGACTAGGGCGATATACGGATGTGACTCGAGATCGTACTTCACATTTGACTACTTACTCCAACCAGTGGAAGCAGTGTGGAGAAACAGGCGGGCCCTACTGAACCCAGGGTCCGAGCTACAAGGGAAACTATACCCTCGGCTGGGTCAGGAGGGGCCTTACCGCTTCATGCTTGACTTTGACGACTACAACTCCCAGCATACACTGGACGCCATGAGGATGGTGATAGAAGAGGCATGCGCTGGGGCCCCACATGATGTACTATCATGGGCGGTTGAGAGCTGGGATTCAATGTATGTGAGATGGGTGAGCTCGAGGACAGGGAAGTTGGAAACCAAGAGGATGGTTGGGACGCTTCCTTCTGGCCACAGGGCAACGACTTTCGTAAACACTATCTTAAACGCGGCGTATTGTAGGATGGTCGCAGGCCCGGACTATAATTCGGTTAGGAGCCTGCACGCCGGGGACGACGTCATCATGTCTGGCGGTAGCGAGGCGATAAGCCGGATAGTGGCGAATGTAGAGAGATCGCCCCTCAGGGTGAACAGGTCAAAACAGTCAGTTGGCAACGTCGGCGGAGAGTTCCTGCCGTCAGCCGGCTGCGGTCGGTCCGGTTGAACTTGACCAGACCGGTCAACTCGAGGTTCTTGACGCCCAGGTCGGGCTGGTTGGCGTAAAGAAGGACCGCATGGCGGGC